ATTGTCTTAATAAGTTTGAAAAAGTTAGACATATTAACACCAATAGTTACTTTCTTAGGACAATGGAAAAATTCAAAATTATCAGATTCTAATTTCATATGAATTAAAATTGTGTGTGTTGAATCCATCGCCATAAGTTTTATACCCGATTCATCAAATGTAAAATTTGCTTCTGTTAAAATTTCTTTTAGAGCCTCTACGAGTATACGGAAAGCCCCTGCTTGTTCAGTCTTAAGTTTCAATTTGTAATTGTTAATGTTAATGTCTTCTTTATCCATTTAATGCTATTAGTTATAATATAAATCTTTAAATATTTAATACAGATAGATTTTACGCATCATTTGAATGTTTTATATATAATATATTTATAATGACTTTCTCAGAAAACGTATCTGGTATTATTGATGATATAGAACTAAACAGGACATATGATAAAGCCATCTTAAAACATCGTTTTTTGGATGAAATAACATATTATGAAAAAAAAAGAGATGAAACAAAAAGATATTATAATGCTTTTAGATTTATCGTAACAACTGGTAGTATACTTTTACCAGCTGTCCTTTCGATGGGTCAAATGGACCCTGCTAAACTACCCAAAAACTTTGATATGATAAGCTACTGGACTTCTTGGACAATATCATTACTTGTTACAGGAAGCAATGGATTCTTACAATTATTTTCACTTGATAAAAATTACTTTAGCTACTCAATGGTTGTTGAACAGTTAAAGACAGAGGGTTGGCAATTTTTTGGTTTATCTGGAAAATATGAAGATTATCCAGATCATCAAAGTGCATATAAGATATTTTCAAAATCTGTTGAAAGTATTAAAAGAAAACAAATTGATCAAGAGTTTTCAAATGGAAAAGGTGAAAATAAAAAGAAAAAGTTTGATTTTCAAGGTGAAATGAAAAAATTTGCTCAAGAACAAAATGCGAATCTTAAAATAAAAGATACAGTTGTTGAACAAATTTTACCCGATCCTCAAAAACAAATCGTAAATAGCGCCTCAGAATTAATATCAGATGTTAAAGACAAAAAAACAGATATACCCATTGTTCCTGATACAGAAAAAGTAACTGATATATTAAAAAAAGAAGCAAAAGGAATTATAGATGAAACGATTGATAAAGCAGCCGATAAAAAAGAATAAAATAAATAATATAAAGGATATTATACTATAATAATTAATATGACATCTTACGAAAGAGTTATTGATTTATTTCAAACTTCATCCTTTAAAGAAGGATTTGAAGAATATAAATCAGAAAATAATAAAGATATATCAACACTCATTGATTTCTTAGATTCCATTGAAACCAATAAAAAATATTATCGTATTGGTGTTCAAAAAAATAAGAAATATAGAAAGAAACAAAATGAAGATACAGAAGATATAAAAAATATTAATAGTCTTGTAAATAAATTAACAGAAAATAATTTTGATGTTATTAAAGCCGATATTGTTAAGCTCATCAATAAAGAACATCTTATACCTTATATTATAGAAACTATTATTGAAAAGTCAATACTTCATCATAGATATGTCCATTTATATGTATCTATTTTAAAAGAAATACAATGTAAAAACAAAATAAGAATTATAACTATGAGATGTGAAAAACATTATGATAATTTCTTTAATAAATTTACTGTCGACGGAGATACATATGAAGATTTATGTAAGAAAAATAAGAATATTGATAACATAATAGGTTTTTCTATCTTAATTACACATCTTGAAAAAGAAAGTATCTTATCAAATTATGTTGAAAAGGTTTTAGATCCTTTTATGGAAAAAATTGATAAAACAAACGACGAAGAACTATTCAAAATGTTAACATCTTTTTATAATATTTCTGAACTTTATTACAAAGAAATACCTCAAAAATATAAAGAAAAGTTAATTCAATTAAAACAAACAAAAGGCGCGAAAATAAAATTTAAGATAATGGATATACTTAGAGAATAAATATATAAATACTATTATTCTATTATAATATTAAATGGAAGGTGGTAATAACAATACAACAACTGATTACACTCTTGAAGTAGATATTCCACATCTAAATAACCTTTTAAGTATGTATAATTTTCATCCCACAAATAATTATTCTGAAACTGAAACAGGGGCTTCAAATCCACTACCATTTACAGCAAACGAAAATGATACTTATTATTGTAGTATAGATAATATATCGCAATTGTATAGTGATATAGAACCATTATATATTTCTGAAGTAAAAGAAATAAAGAAAAATGTGATTGATCTTATTTACAAACGCAGTAGTTTTGAAGAAGAAGAATATGATGAAGAAAAGTATAAAAATTCTGAAATAGATGAATTATATCAAAAAGTTAAAGGTGTTGTTGAAGAGTTTAAGGGATTTCAAGAAAATTTATATAATTCTGAAAAAGATCTTAAAAAAGAAATTGAAAAAATGAATAATAATGTAAAAAAAATAGATAATTTTATAATCTTTCTAGAAACATTATCTTCAATTGATTATGAAGAAACTAAAGAAATAATTGATAAAATAAAAGCATTGTCAAATAAATTATCAAGTTTGGAAGATTTTAAAAAAGCTAAAAGCGCATACGCTACAGAAAGAAAGAATATTCAAAAATATGTTTATCTTTTAAGAAAAATAAATAAGATGAATACTACAAATATATGTGTAGTTTGTATGGATGAACCTGTAAGTCATTTTATAAATCCATGTGGACATACATTTTGTAGGTCTTGTTTAGAGAAAAGTTTAGATATAGAAACTATAACTCAAAATATGATATTAGACGATACTAAAAATTGTCCAGTTTGTAGAAAATATGTAAATAACATACACCCACTTTATTTTTTATAAAGTTTCTAGTAACTCTTCCATCATTTGTCTTTTTGTTTTCTTTTTCTTTTTTCTGAAAATGTAATATTCTTTGGTGTCCAATGTTACATTTCTATATTGACTTTGCTTTATACTTAAAGTATTTCCATCTATACAATAAAGATATCCTATATGTTCGAGCTCATGTGTATTCTTTTTGATAAAATAAAGATTGTCATTTAACAAAAACCCTCTTTCTAGATATTCTGTATTTTCTATTCGTTTAGAAACACTATCATCTAAGAATTTGGATAATTCTGTTTTAATATCTTCTTTATTTTGGAGATAAGATTTTAATGGTTCAATATTCATATTTTATACATTATAATAAAATAATTTACGCTTTTTTCAGAAATTTTTTTCTAAGTATAAAGTATAAAAACATGGGAGGAGGATTAATGCAACTTGTCGCTTACGGAGCTCAGGATATCTACCTTACGGGTAACCCACAAATAACTTTCTTCAAGGTTGTCTACCGCAGACACACCAACTTCTCGATGGAATCTATTGAACAGACCATCAACGGTAACATAGCTGCTGGTAGCCGTGTAACCTCTACCATTTCTCGCAATGGTGACCTTGTCTACAGACTTTTCTACGAAGTTGATGGAGTTACAGACGCAGGCGCCGCTAAGGTTGCTAATATTGGAGCATCTATTTTCGACAACGTTGAGATTGAAATTGGTGGTCAGAGAATTGACCGTCAAACTGGACAGTGGATGCATGTATGGTCTGCCCTAACTCAGGAAAATAGTGCCCGTGTTCTATCCGGAACTGACGGAAAAGGTGGAACTCTTTTCCAGGAATTAGCTGGTATGGGTGGTTGCAAAGAAGTAGCCATCAGCACGACCCAAGCATTTGACTTAAAGGTACCTCTACAGTTCTGGTTTTGCAGAAACCCAGGTCTTGCTCTACCTCTAATTGCCCTTCAGTATCACGAAGTTAAGGTAGTCACCACTTTCAGTGATGTAACAAGTGGTTCAAGCGGATCCCTAGATGCTAAGCTATGGGCTGACTACATCTACCTTGACACCGACGAACGCAGAAGATTCGCACAGGTTTCACACGAATACCTTATTGAACAGGTTCAGTTCCAGGCCGGAGCAACCGACACTGTAAGCACCGAGCTAAACTTCAACCATCCCGTTAAGGAATTAATCTGGACCACGGGTTTTTCTAAGGGTGTTATGGCACCCCTTGGAGGCGCTTACCAACTAAAATTAAATGGACACGATCGCATGTCGGCACGCGACACTTCATACTTCTGCAAACAGCAGGTCTGGATGCATCACACCGGTTGCGGTGGCGTTGATCAAACTAGTAGTGCTGGAACTGTTGGTGGTGGCACGAACAATGAATACATAGCAGTTTACTCTTTCGCCCTCAAGCCCGAAGAACACCAGCCATCAGGAACCTGTAACTTCTCTCGTATCGACAACGCGCAGTTACACTCAGGAACCGTGCAGGAATCACGTGATGTTTTCGCCGTCAACTACAATGTTCTCCGTATCATGTCTGGTATGGGAGGTCTCGCATACTCTAACTAAATTTCTTAACTTAGTTAATTTTATTTTTTAAAGTATTTTCGTATAATCATTTAAAAAAAAATAAATGAAATTTTTTTCTATGTATAAAGTATAAAATATGGGAGGAGGATTAATGCAACTTGTAGCTTATGGCGCTCAGGATATCTACCTTACAGGTAACCCTCAAATAACTTTCTTCAAGGTTGTCTATCGCAGACACACCAACTTCTCAATGGAATCCATTGAACAGACCATCAACGGTAACGTTGCAGGTGGTAGCCGTGTAACCTCTACCATCTCACGCAACGGTGACCTTGTCTACAGACTTTTCTACGAAGTTAATGGAACCGCAACAACAAGTTTAACCACTAATGATAAATTCGGTAATATTGGTGCCGCTATTTTTGATAATGTTGAAATTGAAATTGGTGGACAAAGAATTGACCGTCAAAGTGGTCAATGGATGCACGTATGGTCAGCCCTAACTCAAAAGAATAGTTCTCGTATTCTAGCAAACACAAATGGAACGGGTGGAACCCTTTTCCAGGAATTAGCTGGTATGGGTGGTTGTAAGAGTTCTGCTGCTGTAGCTGATGCCGGGGATGGCAATACAAATGTAGCAGTAACACAGGCATATGACTTAAAGGTACCTCTACAATTTTGGTTCTGTAGAAACCCTGGTCTCGCTCTACCTCTAATTGCCCTTCAGTATCACGAAGTCAAGGTAGTAACCACTTTCACAAATATTATTGGTGCTTCTCCTAGTGCTAAGCTATGGGCAGACTACATCTACCTTGACACCGACGAACGCAGAAGATTCGCACAGGTTTCACACGAATACCTTATTGAACAGGTCCAGTTCCAGGCCGGAGCAACCGACACTGTAAGCACTGAGCTAAACTTCAACCACCCAGTTAAAGAACTCATATGGACCAAGGGTTATTCAAATGGTGTTCTAGAAACACTTGGTGGTGCTTATCAATTAAAATTAAATGGTCACGACCGCATGTCTTCACGCGATACTTCATACTTCTGCAAACAGCAGATCTGGATGCATCACACCGGTTGCGGTGGCGTTGATGAAAGTGGAGATGCATCTGCCATTGGTGGAGGTTCTTCCAATGAACAGATAGCAGTTTACTCTTTCGCCCTCAAGCCCGAAGAACACCAGCCATCAGGAACCTGTAACTTCTCTCGTATCGACAACGCGCAGTTACACTCAGGAACCACGCAGGAATCACGTGATGTTTTCGCTGTCAACTACAATGTCCTCCGTATCATGTCTGGTATGGGAGGTCTCGCATACTCTAACTAAATAAATATCTGTTTTAAGATACTTTTTATAAAATTTTTTTAAAAAATTTAAAATATAATTATTCAGCATATTTTTCTGATATAAATTTCATTATTTCATTGTCCCTTAAGTATACTTTTTTTTTTGAAATTGCTTGTAATATTCCATTATCATATTTACTTAGTAAGTATTTTCTGTCTTCATCTGTCATATCCTTTTTCCTAGAACGTATAGCTAACAAATAAGACCAATCTCTTTTAACTTCTCCTGTATCGTTTTTTTCCTCGGCCTGCTCTTCAGCTTCCTTCTTTGCCTGCTCTTCAGCTTCCTTCTTTGCCTGCTCTTCAGCTTCCTTCTTTGCCTGCTCTTCAGCTTCCTTTTGAGCCTGT